ACTCTTGATAAATCAAAGGCATAGATACCCTCTGGTGTGGAGTTAATGTAGTAAGGGGTCATACTTTCTGCTTGGTTGATAAGCCTGCGATACTTCATCTCTTCTATCAGCAAGTCTGGATAGTGACTATGCCTACACTTAAGTTCAATGTATAGATTCTTTTCAATAGTAGTGCAGTCAAAGGAGTCGAAAGCGCCTTCAGATTTCTCAAGGTCGGGGAAGTGTTTATCTTTTAGATAATCGAAGAGCTCGGATTCTTTCACTGGTATGGACTCTCCCCACCCACATTGTTCTGTAGCTTACGCAAAGAACTCTGACATCTACGATCAGCAGTAGATACAGCGCAACCTAGATACTCTGCCAAAGCCTCAAGGGTAAGGCTCTCGTGGTATCTCTTGATAAGAATATCTTTATCTGTTATCTCTAGCTTTAGATAAGCCTTCTTTATATCTATCAGGGTAGCAAGTAGGTTGCCACCTTCTGCTGGAGCTGACTGCTTACGTGGCTGACCATCGTTAATGAGGTTCTGTGCCTGTTCTAAGACTGTATTATCTACGATGGATGCAATTACGTGAGGCAATAGCTGGGCTATCACTGCTGAGTCATAGAAGGCTTCATCGCCTATGCGATAGCCTGCCTTAGCAGCCTTCTCTTTGCGAGCATAGCGCTCACAGTGGCGCTTCATCTGCCAAGCAATACGCTTCTCATTGATTACCTTTTGGATAGGATTAGTTTCATTTAATAGTCCATCTAGATGTTCTACTCTTGTTAGATACCAGGCGTAGCACTCCTGCTTTACATCGTCTCTATCTACATAGTTGCGAAACCTACGACAGATAGTATTGGCTACGCTGGGAGCTATATCAAGTATAGCTGGGTGGATATCAGTCACGATGCCTCTCTAAATAATCTTCTATGTTTTTAATTGGAATATCTCGTTTCTCAAATGAACCCATAGCAGCGTTGCACTTGAAACAAAGAAGACCTCTAACCTTGTTTGTCTTATGGCAGTGATCTACTGCCAGCCTGTACTTAACTCCCTTACGCTCTTGAGTTTCTGGTTGCTTACAGATAGCACACACACTTCCTTGTTGAACAGACATAGCGTTGTATTCTTCAATGGTTAATCCATACTCACGCATCAAGTGGCGAGTACGTTCTCCGTCAGGGTTTTTATCTCGGTATCTTTTGGACCAACCTCTAAACTTATCAGGATTTTCCTGTCTTAGTTTTTTATGGTTAGCAAGTACCTTATCTCGGTGTTTGTAATAATATCTTTGAGAGCTTGTTAAGCCATCGGCTCCTACGATTCGGGCCATTGATCATCCAGTACTAGCATTGCGATAGCGCAATAGTTTAATAAATCTAAATAACTATCCCGTAATGATTCGTTAGAAGGTTGAACTCCACTGTCTAAAAGATTATTTATCCTCGCTGTTTTATCCCACATACGCACTCGTAATCCGTTGAGTGCTCCACCTGGACTGTGAGAGATGTTCTTTGGACCATAATCTTTATGTTTGCGGATGAGCAAATTACCTGCTGTGTCAAGGATTCGCCACACATTAGCAACGAACTCCGAATCTAACTTCTTGTCGGAATCGGTTTGACTGTAATAGTACCACTCTTGAAGTCTATGGAAACTATTACCATCCCCAATTCCTTCAGATACTCTGCCATCTGAGTCAATTCCTTCTTTGTAGTCACTCACTATACTCCTCCTACTAGGTTGGCTGTTGCTTCTTGTCCATTCACCAGATAGAAGTCTGTTATGTCCATACCTGGTGGTAATTGTACGATTTGTGAGTTGATTAACTCACCTGCGACACGCCTAGAGAACTCAGCTCCAGGGTTAGTCCCATCTTCTTTAACATCATTGTCACCGACTACATAAACCATATCAAAACCATTGAATAACTTTGAATAATAAGGCTTCCAAGCAGCAACACCAGGCACTCCTACTGCTGGCACTTGGCAGTTAGCTTCCATAACTATCGCATCAAACTCACCCTCACATACAACTACCCTGCTGGTATTAGACATAGTTGAAATGACATTAAACAGGTGCGACTTCTGACCAATAGGCGCACCATACTTAGGCTTACCATCATCAAGTCTTCTAAACTTAAAGCCAACACAGATATCTAAAGCAGTGAAGTAAGGTATAGATATCCAACCTTGATAGCCTTGGTGTCCCTCTATCGGATCTGTGATAGAACCAAGACAATACCTAGCTGCTATCTCCTCAGATATTCCACGTCCTTCTAGATATTGCAGAGCTTCTGGGCTTATCTCCTGTGCGTAGTGATGAGCCGCTTCCTCCAATAATTTCGCCTGCCCTTGCGAGAGCATCTTTGAACCCCACATTCTCTAGTTCCATAATTACATTAACAGCGTTGCCACCCTTGCCACAGGTATGACAGAAATATAAATTGTTATAGGTGTCAATGACTGCGCTCTTGCGAGCATCATCGTGCATACAACAACGTACAGATATGTTGCGACCTTCTTTTACTTCGCCTCCGAAGTGTCTAACTACATCTGCTATGGAGACTGTGTTTGCATCAGAGTCGCCTTTTGACCTTTTCTTACGAACCACCCTGGACCAGTCTTGTGTTGGCAAGCGCAGTCTCCTTTACAGTATCCGTGCATCTCTTCAGCCTTATCGTACTGGCCTCGTGAGTTAAACTCACCAGCCACCTTGCAGTCCACGCACATCATTTCTTTTTAGGTTCTTCTTCTGCTACTACTTCAGTTGGTTCATCTGGTATCTGTACATCTTCAAGCTCTTTCTGTACTTCTGGTGTATCAAATATCTGGCTACTGGTTATCTTTCCTTCTGGTACTGGCATTTGTCCTACCCATTTCTCTAGTGTTTGTATTACCCAAGCATCTTCTATGCTACCTCTGCGCCTCTTAACTATAACGAAGGCGGGAGGCTCAACCACAAGACCCCGCGCCTTCGCATAGTTGGCTGCCTCAACCTGAGCTTCCGCCCAGAACTGAGGAAGATCTAATGACTTTCTATTCTTACATTCCAGAATATAGGTCTGACCTGCGATTATGGTGACAATATCACCCTCGTCATTGGCTCCTGCCTTAGCAAGTCTTTCAGCAAAGTGACCTAGTTTGCGTAGATACTTCATCACATCTGTCTCAAACTTAGAACCCTTAGCCTTATTGTAACTAGACATAGCCACCTACATTAGAACGAAGAACAGATCTACCATAAGAATCAGAGTCAGATATCTGGCAGGTAGCAAAGTTCACAAAGAGCCCTACATAATCCTTACCATCTGCTTGATGCTTTCCAAAACGATTCTTTACTGGTGCAACTCTTAAAGTATTTTCTATTGGGCTATAGCCAAGAGTAAGTATCATCGCAGGTAGCTGACTTACCTTTCCGTGAATAGCACGGCGAGCTGAAGGTTCAGTTGGATTACCATACTCACTCTGCTCTGATACGTGATGCAGTACTAACACACAGGCTTCAGTCTTCCTAGACATATCGTGCAACTCAACCATAATCTGGCGCAGTCCTGCCCATTCATTATCAGATTCAGCAACAACATTCATTAAGTTATCTATTACTATCAGCTCTGGAGCCAACCCATATAGTTCTATGTAGGCTTTGATTTCCATTTCTATATCATCAAGATTAGGACTGGAGTCAAAGACCCATTGTATATGCGACATACTCTCCAAGTACTTATCATAGTAACGAGGATTCTCAGTAATCATTTTCTCAACTGTCTGCTGAGTATGACCTGCTGTATGTGCAGATGCTCGCATCATTACTGTAGCGGTATCAGTATCTGCTGAGAAGAATAAAGTAGGAACCTTTGCCTGAATGGTATAGACCAGAGCGAACATAGACTTACCAGCATTGGGCGCAGCAGCGACCATACATACTTGGCCTCGTCTAAACTTTATATCTTTCTTCTCTAGATCTTTCCATACTGTAGGCAGGGGTTGTGCTGTAGTACGAGAAGACTTCCAAGCTCTATCTAGTCTAAGCATTATGCCCCTCCCTTGGCAGTATTACATTTCTTTTTCTTCTAGCTTCTTTTAGGTCAGCCCCTGTGAGGCCACCCCAGATACCAAATCTTTCGTTCTGTATACCCCATTCAGCGCATTCGGATTTATGGACACATCTTCCACAGATAGTTTTTGCAAAACTTGTATGGTAACGAGAACTACTGTCTGTTCCAGTAACCTCTGGAAACCAATGGTCTCCTCCGACTTGTGCACATAGCGGAGCCTCGTATTCACGCGGCTCTCGCATTGTGTTACGCCCAAATCGTAGCCGCTTGTTGGTCCTTTGGAACTTTAGCACCAGTCCACTTAGGACCAGTAGCAGGATCAAACCAACCCTTGTATGGCTTGCCAGTTGCTTGTGCCTTGCCGTGCTTTAGAACCATCTTTCCGCGAGAGCACTCTGGTGCACTTGGGTGGTTGTATACCCAGATGTTGCCATACTTATCGTTGACAGTTTCTTCTCCGCCAGCAGATACTGG